TTGTCCTTGTCTAGAACGTTAATCTCATCAAACCCCATTAAGGAATTCTTGAGATCTTCCGCGGCCTTTTTTTGCTTTTCGTAAGATTCCTTGGCCCTGTTATTAGCTTTTTCGATCTTTTTGTTTTCTTGCTGTACAGCCAAACGCCCGGCTTTATTGGCTGCTTGAATTTTTGCGTTTGACTCTCTAACGGCCTTAGCCTGTTCTTCTTGCTGTTTCTTAACCGCTGAAGTAGCCGACTTGGAGGCGCTGGAAGTGTCTTTCATTGCCTGGATTTGGTTATACAAGCCTTTAGCGCCGGCCTGGTTAGCTTCAGTTAACGCCGCAACAAAATTAGCAATCCACGCCGTAGCCTGGCTTAAAGCTGACATCAAGGCATTTAAGGCCGGTAAAACCGTCTTATAAATAGGATAAAAGGCGGTTAATAGGTTAACCTGAATTTGGTTAAGTGATGCCGAGAATTGCGTATTAGCCTTTAAAGCGCTAAAGAACGCTGACCCCAGGGCCATAATCGCCTTGTTTAAAAGCTGGTAAACAAGAATCTGCATTGCCAGCATTCTCCCAATCGAAACAAGGTTAAGCCCGGACCTGTAGCCCCGGTTAAAGCCATTGCGCGCACGGTTGCCGGCCTGTTCTGCACTATTGCCGAACAGGCTGAAATGACTTCTTAATCCGCTTAGCATGTTTCTAAGGCTAGCGAATCTGGATCCTAGCCCGGCATTCTTGCGCCCGGCCTTGTCTGCCGCTTCGCCGTTTTCATTCAAAGACAAGTCAAGGTTATCAATAACTTTCTTATAGGCCTCTGCCTTGTCTTCGGTGTAGGCGTACTGCTCACCCAACTTGTCCTGTTTGACAATCAACCGCTCTAAGGCGTCATTCTGTCGGTCGTAAGCTTGCTGGAATTTCGCAATCTGGTTAGGATCATAAGTGTATTCCATCTTTTCTTTAAGACTGGCCATTAACTGCTTTTGGTTGTTAATAGCCGCTTCGTTGCGGTCCATAGCCCCGGCTATTTGTTCAAGGCTGGCAGGAATCTTATTAAATTCCTCTCGCATATTTTGCGCTAAACTTTTGGCCTGGTTTAAATAGCGCGTCATCTTAACCCGTTGCTGGTCAATTTGTGCATCAAGTTTTGGTAAACTTTCCGGGTCCGTCTTAATAACGTCCGTCCGCATACTCATTAACTTCTGTAGTTTTGCCTGTTCTCGCCGGGCTTGTTCCATTTTTTGGTTAATGGTGTCCACTTGCTTGAGAACATCACGGGTGGCCTTGTTTAAGTCGCTGGTATCAACTTCAGGCGCTTTAATCTTGGTATCTTCTACCTTTTTAGCCGACTGCTTTAACTTGTCAAAAGTGTGGTCAAAATTGTTATTTGCTAGCTTGCTTTTTAACGTTTGAAATGCTTCGGAAATACGACTAAAAGCGCCGTGTTCTGAATTGACCGCGTCATTTACTTGGCTAGCTTCATTTCTTTTCGCATTAACGATGTCATTAGAATCTTGCTTAACCTTTTGCGCGTTTTGGTTGCTGGCATTGGCCATTTGGTTAAGCGAATTCTGAACATTGCTAGAAATTTGGCCAAAATCGTTTTGAAAAAGGTTGGCCAATTCTTGTGTCTTTTGAATGACGTCTGAATAATTGGCCTTGAATAATACCTCTAATTGCTCTAACTCCACGCTATCTAACCTCCTTTCTTTTATTGATTTTGTCTAGACCGTTTAATCATTTCTGCTTGTTGCATTAAAATTAGCTGGTCTTTCTTCCATTCTGGCATTTCCTCCGCCTGGTCTTGACCCTGGTTAACAAATGGATATGCTTCTTCCACTTTGGGCATTTTGGCCGGGTCATTAAAGGCATACGCAATCAAACTAGCCAATTGGTGGTCCATATACGCCCTGGCCGTGAGCTGCTCTTTTTCGCGTTGAACATTTGCTTCAGTTTGAACCATGACTTCATCAAAGGTTAAGTCCCAGAATTCCGCGGCTGAAATACCACTTTCTACTGCTTTAGGATAAATCGCCCAAAGTAATTCGCTAACAGTGGAGTAACTTATTCCTCGTTGTCCACCAGGCTGAGGCTGGTTTGTGCCAATTCTGTAGCGGTCTTCGAATCGTCCTTCTGCTTGCCGAAAAAACCAGATTGAGCGAGCAAATCATTAACCGCGGTATAAAGGTCCGTGGTGGTGCCGCCGTTGTCAATATAATCTTCAAATGCGTTAATGATGTCTTCATCGCTAACCCCGTGGACCTTGTTTGAGCCTTGTAAAACCACCAAAATTTCATTAATTGGTGGGAATTGAACTTGGCCTTCAGGTCCAATAAACAGCGTCAAAATTGACTTTTTCAAGCGCTTTTCGACTTGCAAAATTGCCCGGCCGTCCAACTTGCATTCGAGCGTTAACTTACCCAACTTAATCTCTTTAGTGCCCTTAACCATGTAAGAATCTCCTTTTTTACTCAAAATTTATAACTAAAAGGCGCTAGGGAATCGAACCCTAACGCCTTATTTATCATGCTTTAAATTATTAATTGCCTACCGTGGTTGCTGGCGTGAAGTTAGGACCATCGCTAACAGTAATAGTGATGGTAAAGCCAACGGCCGCGTTGGTTGACAGTGAATCCATAGCCAAAGTTGCCCGGCCCTCAAATTCCGCCGTCATACCGTCTGGATAGGTAACCTTAAACTTGTAGGTTACGTTGTTATCGCAAATTGCTTGCGCCTTTTTGAAGTTGTCTCCCTTGTAAACACATTGGAATGCAAGTGATGAACTTTGCTTAATACCTGGAATCTGCTTTTGCCGGGTGTCTGCCAAAGTGGTTACATCGATAGTTTGAGGAGTACCCCCAACGGCTGGAATGGTCTTAACTTCCGTGATGTCAGTCCATGACGTGCCATCCTTTGAATATGATAACTTAGTGCCGGTACCGGCCAAACCTTCGCTAGCATCTACCGCCGCAAATTGTTGCAACTTAAAATCTTGCATGTTGTAATATCCTTCCTATTTCTGGTAAACGTGTTTCATTTTGTTGTCTACCACGCCATAAAACGTAATAGCCACGCGAGAAACGCCGTTTAAATCTTGGTCAACTGCCGAATAGGTAAAGCCCATTTGGCTAAATGTATCAATGATTTTATCTTCGAGTTCTTGAGGTGATCCTTCACAAAATAAATCAACCGTAAAGGACCAACTGGTTAATAGTTCTTCTTGGTCCGCGTTCCGTTGAACCGTAACATGTGAAGTTGAATAAACCGCTAGCGGGTATGTAGTTAATTCTTCAGGATACCGAGGGTAAATGTTACCTTCCAATTCTGGAATGCTATCAAGCGTTTGATAAATTAGCGTTTTAACATCAAAGATTTTCACTTAGTGCCTCCTTGATCCTCTTTGAAATAATTTCGTCCGCATCACGTCCGGCCTTTTCGATTGCTGGTGTCAAGAATTGGCGGGCTGGTTGCCCGTTGGTCCGATAGAACTCTTTATCATGGATCTTGATTTTCTGCATACCATAGATAGCGGTTAAATCAAGATCCACTTTATCAACTGGTATAAACCAGGTTGTTTGTCTATAGGTCAATGTTACGTTTGGTGGGGTGATTTTTGGCGACTTTTCGCCATTTCGCCCAGTCCCAAATTCACGATAAACTGCAATAGGATCATTAGACCATAACCGCCCGACAATTTCGCCGGTTGACTTTAACTTAACTTCAATCCGCAAGGATCTAGTAAGTTCACCAGTAGAATACTTAATGGACTTTTGAAGTTCTTCAACCGCGTAGGCTTCCGCCTGGTCCATTACGTCTTCTTCGCCGTCGTGGATTGCCTCTTCCGTGACACCAGGCAACTTTTTCAGCTTTTCCCGAAGTCGGTCGAGACCTTTAATCTCAAAAGAGAATTGCATCACTTATTCCTTCGCTTTAAAGAAATGTTCTTGTGCATTGTAAACTCTTGGATTGCTACGATCTCATAGTCGGGATCAGCTTCTGGCCCAACATCAACGCAGAGCCCATCGCCTTCATTTTTCGCCAATTTCAGCAAGTTGCCTTGGTACTTACCTGACAGCATGTAATTCAAGCTCTCACCGTAAATTTGAGCGTTAATGCTGCCCCCAGCCGGCTGAAGGTTGATAAGCAGCGGAACAGCTTTAGACCAGCCCTTTAATGCATATCCTTGTTTGTCTTTGCCAGATTGCTTGCGTCTTAAATAAACCAGACGTAAATTTTTATTTACCAGTCTCAAAACGGCACCACCTTTGCGAGTCGATAGCGCTTTAAGCCTTGCTTGATCTCAGTAGGAATGCCAACTTCAAAGTCAGCTTTGATCCCACCTTCTGTTCTGGAACTTTCCCCTTCTGCCCCCTGACGATTAAAAGCAATTACTGTTAATTGTTTAACGTACATTGCCATATTGCCGATTAATGCAGTTCGATTAGTGTAGTCAAGGACCTTAGCCAGTGATTCATCATACAACTCCCCGACTAATTCGGCATCGTCAGTGTTCAGTCGTTTTAGTAGCTTTGCGACTGCCTTCTCTTTTATTTCGTCCATTACTACATCTCCTCTAATTAGCCTAATACAGTAGCCTGGAATACTTCATCTACTGCTGCAAAGCTTGGCAGGAAAGTAGCAGAAGCCATTTCCCAGGTACCCACAGGATCTTGAGTTGATTCATAAATCTTAGTAAAGACTTGGTTGTCTTGAGAAATCTTAGCACCAGAGGCAATCAAGTGACTTTCGTCTGGAGTAGGGCCGTAAAGCTTTTCACCGAGCAAGTCATCATTCATCAATACAATAGAGTTTTCTGGGAAGTAGCGCTTCACGTTGTACTTACCCTTAGAAACCTTTTCGCGGTAGGTGCCGTCGTAAGCACGAATTACTGGCAAGCCTTGTTGGATCATGAATGCATCAAAGTCGGCTTGACCTAATACTCTCCCCGTGTTGTTATCACCGTATACGGCAGCAATAACCTTCTTATTCCGCATGATAGTTCTCAAAATCTTTTTAGAAGTCAATGCTCTAGTTGGGGCAATGCTCAAGGAGTCAGACCAGTCTTGCAAATTGGTAAGGATATCTGCATCTGCACCGTCCCAGGTATTGCCACCTGAAAGAGCCTTTTGGTGGGCACTTGGCACGCCATAATTAATACTGATCCCATGCTTACGGTCTACAATCTTACCAGTTGCCAGCATTTGCATGGTCATTTCTTCACCACGGGCACGAACGCTTTGAACCAGGTTAGCCAAGTCATTGTAAATTTGACTAACTACATAGTTTTGCTCAGCGTCACTGCGTGGATTAGCCAAAGCAATTAAATCTGCTTCCTTAATTTGAGTCTTTCGCTTAATGTAGCTCAGTTCAGCAGTTGCTTTTTGTGCTTCGCGGTCGCCAATTTCTGCTTCAGTATCAAAGGAAGCATAGTCAGCGATTACTGGCGTGCGGTCACCTTCAAGCAGCATATCAACCGTAAGTGATTGCACACGCTTTGCTGGAAACAAAGTATCGCCCAACAATTCAGGAAAATCGCGCTTGCGAGTGTAATCTAAAACAGATTGTTGAGAAAACAACTCAGTCAATGGAGTTGCAAACATTTGTAAATCGAACTTAAACATATTTACTCCCTTCATTA